TAAACCTTCCACATAAAGTCATCTGGTAAGTCTTTGTATTGCTCAATGTTTCTTATTTGGCTTTCGCTTAGGTTTGAGATGTTGTTAAGGTAAGTTGAATGTATGCGCTTGTTCTTTGGGTTATCGGCTACCTCATAAACCCAAGAAATAAAGTCCGCTGGATTCCAGTCTAAGAATGATTGACCAGTAGTACGAATCAAAAGCTGGTCAAACAAAGCCTTACTAATTAGGTTTGCCTCGTTTACGAATAATATATCCCTTGCTGGTCCTTTTGCTTTGTCTGGGTCTTCTAATCCAAATAACTCAATGTATGAGCCGTTCTTAAATGTATAAATGAAATCAGTGTATCGGAAATCTTTTTCATCCCATATATTCCATTGCTCAAGTATGTTTTTGAAATCCCTATAAACACCACGCTTGATATGTGGTAGGGAATGAGAAACGCACGAAATTCTTGTATTAGGATTGCTTATTGCAATATGTATAAGTAACTGAACTACTGAATAACTTTTACTTGACCTTGAACCACCTTCATTGCATATAATAGGATATCCTTCCTCGTATGCCTTTTTATTGGCATAAAAGACAGGTGTAGCCTTAATCTTTAATTGGTTGACAATCTGCATCTGGTTCTATTGTGATTTGCACATTACCCTTAATGTCAGCGGTTATGTCGGTTGTTTGCTTAGGTTTGCCTTCTAATCTATCCACTACTGCTTCGTATGCTCTTTGGTCTCCCTTTAATGCTTTTGATATCATTTGCATATCCATCAATTCAAGAACAGTAAAATCTTCATCTTCTCCTGTAATTGGGTTTCTTCTTTTTTGTACTAATTCAAGCAATCTAAGTAAACGAGTCTTTGAGTTTTGAACTCCTTTAGGTCTACCATTTGGGTTTCCAGATTGCCCTTTTTCAAAGTGTACTAAGTTATCTATTCCAGCCATTGTATTTCCATTGTTTTTACAAAGATAAGCCACAATTAGGGCAAACCTTTCCTTTTTTAGTATTGTCTATTGCTTTTGGTTCATTATTACTTGGTACTAAGAAGTCAACATTAACACCCCATTCGCTTAAATCTTCTAATTGCCAATCATTGTTAGCTAACATATCCATATCCCACATTCCATAGTGAGTGTTATCAATTACAAGTAATTTCTTTTTCTCTTGCTCGGTTAAGTTAGCCATTTTAATCACAGGAATATCTTGGATGCCTAATTGTAAACAAGCACGATATCTTTGATTGCCTCCTAAGATTACATTATCTTCATCTATGATTAATGGTTTTGCTTCTAATAGCTTTGGGTCTTCTTGTATAGACTTAACCAACTTAGCAAAGTCATCAGCATCAATCTTTCTTGGATTGTTTGGATTAGGTTTAATTTCGTTGATGTTCATTATCGGTTTTTTGTTGGAGTTCGTATTGAAATAATACTATCTACTTTTTTATCTAAGTTTTCATAGCCAACCCATTTTCCGCACTTAGTACATTCAAATTGGGTTTCTTTTATTTTACCAAACCAAACATAGCCTTCGGTAACTGAACCGCATTTACAAGTATATAGCTTCTTTCCGTATGTATCTTTCATTATCTGCCTTGTCTGTTATATGGTTTAACTGCCTTGTCCTTTGGACCAGATGTCTTTTTGTACTTACCACACTTTCTTTTGCCAAATGATTGTTTCCCTTTACTGTCTAATTTTGCCATTATAGTTGTTTATTAGGTCTGCCATAAAATCAAATCTTTGTTCTTGTGTTTCACCAAATACATAATGCGTAGTACCATCAATGTCAAAAACATAGCAAGGATAACCAGCTATTTCTTGCTCTTTGCACGTTTCAAATATGTTACTTGTATCTGTCAATTAATTCGTTTAATTCAGTTCTTGTCCATTTCTTTAGCCTATTGTTAACCGCTTCAAACTCTAACTCCTTCACCGCTTTTTCCCCTATCCTTTCTACAAGTCCTATTCGGTACATTGCTTGGTTGCCGTGCTTAAACATATTGCATCCAGCACATTGTAAATGGATATTCCATTCGTTAAATCTTAAAGAGGAATAACCTTTAACAGTAAAGTAATGTCCAGCTTGATTACCATTATAGCTTCCGCAACTAATACAAGGCAATCCTTCATCTCGTTTCCTTATATAAGCATTGACTACCTTTTGGGTCTTTTCTAACAACTTTGGTAAAGGTATCAATGGCATAAAGCAAAATTAGGGTTACTTTTTCAATCTAACAACACATAATCTATCGTTATGCTTGTATCGTTTTTTGTTAATTGGGTTCATATAGGTCATTATGGTTTTGTAGTCAGTACCTAAAAACCTAATCGCCTTTGCTATTGACCTAAACCATATTTCTTCTTTTGTATCTAAATAAATTAATTTAACCTCAATGTTATTGTCTATTCCTGTCATCTCAATAATCGTTTTATTTCAAAATATAAATGTGCCGTTAAATAAATGCAACAAGCTAAAGGAACTGATATCATCATAAACTTTATCAATTCGTAAATAAATGTTAATTGTTTCATAGTTGATTTTGTAAAAATAGGTACAAAGTATATCTTTTGCACTCGTTTTTGATAAATATTTCGTTATTTAATTTCTCCAAGTCTTTAGGTGTTTTAGCCGTTACCTTGTAATGTGCTATAATCTTTTTCTTTATCTGGTCAGCCTTCTCTTGGCTTAGATTCTCCTTGTTTAGTTCCTTTCGTTTCCATAGTACATCAAAAGCCATCGTATTTAGTAACTCCCATCCTCTTTTAGCCGACTTATTCCAGTTTTCGTACAATGCCTCAATGATTTCATCATCATTGATTTTAGGTACTTCTACTGGTTGTGGTTCTACATAAGTCTTTTGTCTTACTTGCAAAGCTATTGGCTTATAAGCTGCCATCACATCGCCAAAGAATTTAGGGGTAAACATAATCGATTTGTCAACAGATAATTTCCCCATTGCATAAAGTTCAAAAGCTACTCCAAGTTCTTTTAGTTTATAGTTACCATAGTTCTTAATTACAAATTCGCAAAGGAATTGAAATAACTCTATTGTAGGTGTTTGACATCCGCTAAATGCAACACAAGTTTTTAAATGCTCTCTAACCTCAATAGGAGAACATCTGCCAACACTCATTGTATCTAAAGCAACCACAACCTTTAATTCATCTGGTTCAAGTTTATTATAGACTTCTAAGTGCATTAGCCTCTCGTTCTGCGTAAGAGAGTTTATGGCTTGTGGTAATACTTCGGTTAATGATTTCATCGTTCCAAGATTTGTTGTTTAAAAAGGTTTCTGGGTTTTTACGGAATTGTTTGTCTTGTACTGATTGCTTGTAAAGGTCAAGATAATTCATCGCATTTTGCCTTTCTTCATCAGTTAATTTATTCCACTTCTTTTTTAGCTTTTGCTTATCTCCTATCTTTTTATCATATTCATTCCAAAACCATTCAAAATCTATATTTATATTTTCATTTATAGTTATAGTTCTATTTTCAGTTTCAGTTTCCATATGCTTAGCATATGCTTCGCTAGTGCTTTCTTTTTTAGATGATTTAGCGTTATTTCTTCTACTTTCACTAAATTTTTGCCTTCTAATAGTTTCATTATACATTCTATCGTTGTAGTATAAACCATCTTCAACTTTAAATTTATCCCAAATCTCATTATCATATGCTTTACATATGCTTAGCATATCCTTTTGAGTTAATTTACCTTTTTGATGTTGTAAGCACAAAAGTCGAATGTATTTACCGACCTGTTCATTATCCATTGTGAAAGTGCCACTAAGAAAATCGCTTGTGTAAAATAACACTGCTGGGTCTTTAGCCATAAAATAAAAAAGGCTCTCGGCATCCACCCCAGTAGGATTAGGGTTTCAGCTTTGAGCCAATAAGTTTGAGTTAGGATATCCTACATCCTTTGTACGAAGTTAAACTAATTAATTGAATACTGTGCTACTTGTTTCTTATTTTTTAGCTTAACAATGGTAGTTTTTATGCTCATACCATCGTTTCTAAGGTCTGCTATTCGTGCTGCTAATCTAAAGCATCCGAACTTGTTAAGTGCATCAATAGGTGTTAATTTTCTACCTTTATTTAGGTAGTTTGCAATTTGTTGGTTTTGGCTCATAGTTGTAGGTTTAAATTTGCGCTTTACGTTATCGCCCAACGAGGGGTTGTTTTAGAATGGTAAATCATCTTCGCTTTCCTGTTGGTTTACGGCAAATTCCTTCTTAGCAGTTGGTGCATTATAAGAAACTTGTTTACCTCTACCACAATAGTTTTTCTTTGCTTTTTCGGCTCTTTCTTCTTGGCTTTGGTTGTTCCATACTGTGTGGGTATTTCCTTTTTCATCTGGTTGTTTAAGAAAGTCGGTAGCTACGTTTGCGTAACTTTTGCCGTTCTTAGCTTCTTTCCAGTTGATTTCTTCTTTGCAAATGTTTAATACAATCATTGTTTTTAGTTTTCGTGTTTATTTAATTGTTGTTGTTCTAATGCTATTTCATTTTGTCTATCTTGTTCTAATTCTTCTATTGTTAATTCTTCTTCTTCATCTTCCCAATCGCAATGCTCTAAACACTCTGGACAAATGTCGATTTCAGTCATATCGGTTTCTGCTCCGCAGCAAGTTGAGTATGGCATAATTAATCGTTTAAATAGTTTTCAAATACTTCAAATTTATCAGCCAACATTTGATAGGGAATGTAATCTCTTTTAGGTTGCTCTAATAACTCTGGAAAGTGTTTTTGTTTATGTAGTTTAAGTTTATACTTAGCTAAATTTAATTGATGAATCATTTCACTTGCGTTTTGAGGATAGCTTGTTTCTACTTTGTAATTCCAGAACTTAACTGCTTCTCTTAAATCCCATAATTTATTTAATGGTGTCATAAAGTTTGTTTTTTCTTGGTAAATAATTTAGTTACATCTTTAGTTGCAAGTTCGCTATTTAGTGCGTAAAGTTGACTTAATTCAGTAGTATTTATGCACAAATCAATCGCTAACTCTAAGTCCTCTAAATTTTCGTGAGTCTTAATGTAAGCTGGGGTTTCCTCTGTTGATTGTGCCATTTCATCGCCTGTATAAAGTCCGCTTAAATCTTGTGGATAGCTTTTACGAAGTGCCAATGCTTCTGCCACTTTTGACAACATCGTATGTGGCATTTTTGCCCATAAACCCATAGGTTTCCCATCGTTTGTCTTTTGGCAATACTCATCCCAGTAAGCAACTCCTACTGCTGCTTCATATCTTGTTTCTCCGTGAAATCTAAATACTGAAACCTTACAAGATATTAACTTACCATCTTGTTCTACAAAGATTGGTTCGCTTTGTCCACCATAGTTTCCGCTACGTTCAGCGATTACTCGGAATCCATCAATGCTTGTTTGGATTGTCATTTTTTTACTCCATCCATTTGGGGTTTTTACGTTCCTGTGGATGCAATAAATTTGCCTTGATAATGCATCAAGTCCTGTGCGTTGTGCTTGGTAAAGAAAGAGTTTTAGTTCATCAACTGTTGCCTCTGGAGCAATCTGCGATTTAATCAACTCTACTTGGTCTTTCGTGTACGAAAGTTGTGGCTTTTTAGCCAGTTGTTGGTCATTCATATTGGTTGGTTTTAGAGTTTAAAATTAGGTAGTTTAGTGTTAATAACCAAATTAAAGTAGCACATTTAGGTTGAAAATGTCGTTTTTTATGGTATCATCGAACTTATTTGATAGCTGACCCTTAATCTTGGATATTGAATGTAAAACTGTTGTTCTATCCCTATTAAACAATTTTGCTATTTCCTCGCCATTTAACTCCGTTTTTTCTTTAGTAAAATACATAGTCATTTGCCTTGCCAAAGTAACTTCCTCGCCTCTGTATTTAGACATCATTTGTCCGTACTTAATTTGGTAGTAATTGCATACTTTTTCGGCTATTTGAACTGCATACTCTTTCTGTTGTTCCTTGTCCATTCTTATTGTTTTTATGTTTAAATGTTTGTCTAATAAATCCTTTAATTGATTTATCTCTTTTTTTAGTTCTTTGTTTTTATCACGCAAAACCTCTATTTCAAGTTCTGCCATATATGTCTTGTGGACTTCTTTACTCATAATGCTTCTATTTCTTTTTCAACTTCTATTAAAAAATCTTGTCTTTGGTCTATTTTTATTATCATTTTTTCATCTATTTCTTCATCATAATTTCTTATAAAAGCTAATTCTGCTATCATCTCATCTACTGCTATTAATGCACATTGTTTAGCTTTAGCTTCGTAATCACATTCTCTACAACTAAATGCCATAGACTCTATTAATTGTTTTGCTTTTTCTTTTGGTGTCATATTAAAAGTGTAAAAGGTTAATTGGGAGCATAAACTCCTCTGTTAATGTATAAAGGTCAAGGATAAGAAAATGGTAGCTTTTAAGGATTCTACGCTGGATGTCATTCATCCTTGCAACCTTGATTAGTAAATCTTCTTCGCTAATCATTGTCCTTGTGTCATCCAGTCCTCGCCTCCATTCAGCAAGGTCAGCCTCAAATAGATTTTGCCTTCCTTGTGCTTGTTTTAGCAGTTCCAGTAGCATTGTTGCTCTTTTGTGCAACTTCAGTTGTTTCTCTTGATAGATTAGTTTGCTCATATTGTTTTAGGATTTTATAAACCAACTTACTTAAGGTTATACCTTTTGAGTCGGCTTCGGTTTGTAGGTTAGTCTTTATTTGTTGGCTGACTAATGTTGTTATTAGCGTTTTCATAAATTGCGTTTATGCCTTCTGCAAGTTCTTTACAAGCTACAACTGTTTGCTTAGTATAGCCATCTGGCATTGTTTTTAATTGAGTTTCTAATGTATAAATAAATGTTTCAATTGCGTTCATAGTTAAATGTTTTGAAGGATTGCGGTAATTAAAAATGCGATTAATACAATGATAAAAGCATACATAGGTTTGATGCTTTCGGATTGGTAGCGTTCGTTTGCTTTCTCTTGTGAAGTTTTTAGTCTGTTCATATTGGTTTGTTTTGGTTTATTAAATTGTGCGTTGATTAGCCGCACCCCTAACTTATTTTATGATTGATATAGTTGGTAATATTCAATTAAATGTGATACATCAAAACCATTTTCTGATAAAACATTAATTCCTTCCATAGAGCAACAAAATGAGTACTTTGTAAACTGCCAATTCTTACCAAATGTATCTCCTTCAAATGCATCAAAAACTAAATCTTTTTTTACTAAAGAGCCAATTAGACCTTTTTGCTCGTTTGATTCAACTTTGTAATTACCACAACTATCTGTATTTTGTTCATTATAGATGTCGTGTAACATTTGTAATTCTTTTTGTGTAACTGTTTTCATATTGTTTGTTTTGGTTTATGAAATCAAAGATAGGGTAAAACCTTATAACTTTATCAAACAAGCCAATTATTTTAAATAAATGTGATGAACGGCAAATAATAAGGATAAATGGCATAAAAAACCCCGAAATAAGAATAAATCGGGGTCTAAACCTAAGTTCTCCAATATGAACGACAAAGATATATAAAAAACCCCAGCTTTTTAGGACTGGGGAACTATGAACCAACAACTATTTAGAACCATCTTGTAATGGTGTATCATTAGAATTGTCTACCATTCGGTATCCTTGCTGCCAAAGAACCTTACATAAAGTTACGCTTTTCTCTATAATGGCTTCTTCATCATCCATTGGATTGAGTATATGTAAGCACTCGTGCAACAAGATTTCAAGCTGCTTCTTGCCCTTTAGTCGTGAGTCAATATACACAACACCATCACTTTCAGCAATGCCGTGTGCTTGTTCCCTACCTAATTTGCGATATATTACTTTAATCTTCATCTTTCATTAAAGCTAAGTCTGGTCTATCTATTTCTTTAAATATAAGTTTCTCGCCACCTCTTATCTTGCCTAAGGTTAACTTAATCTCTTGCTCTAAGTTGTGGAGTTCAATTAGTTTAGTAACTAACCATTGCTCTTGTTGTATTGGTGTCAATTTTGCAAAGTTTTTAGGGTATCTCATATTAGAAGATTTTGTTTTTATAAATTCTTTTATTTTGTACCGAATAGTAACCCTCGACATCCTTTTCTAATATCGCAAACCCTTGTGAGTAATTATCAACGTGCTTACAATATTCCACGTTTGGATGCATTAAATGTCCTGTGGTCCAGCAAGTAAATACTTCCTCATCAAATTGATTTTTTGTTGTGTAAGATTGTACTTGGTGAACGTGCGAAGCAATTGCCGACTGCTTAACCCTATCGTAAAGGGTCTTTGCTGGATTTACACCACTACCCCTTCTAAATGTAGTATCTCCGTGAATGATAGGTAATTTGCCAAACTTAACGTGGTCTATGTTCTTAATCGGAATAATGTTAAAAGTATTTAGCATTAATATTTCCTCAATGTCAAACTTACCATTTAACCCTAATAATTCTGGTGCTTTCGTTCTCATATACCTTTCATACCTAAATTCGTGATTTGCATCTAAGTTATAATAAATAGGAATCAAAGGAAATGTTGCTCTTATAAATCCAAGCATCTCAATAATCGCCTCATATTCTTCATCAAACTTTCTTACTCTTGGGTCTTTCTGGAAATCACTCAATTGATAAAAGTCAACCAAATCTCCATTGATAAATAATGAATCAATCTTCTGGTCCAGCAAGTATTTAAAACAAGCATCAATTGCCTTTGGGTCGTGGAACGGCACTTGTAAATCGCTTATAAATCCCATCTTCTTAATTCCTAATGGCAAACAATAAATAACCTTCTCCTCTACCCAAGTAGGCGGTTGCACAAAGTGTGAACCTGTACGCTTAAAATCTTCTATAAATTGTGTATTCTTTCCTCTTGATGCTTTATCATCTCCGACTTTACCTCTGTAATATCTTATCAAGTATCTAACATTCTCTTGATTGTCAAAGTGTGCAGATTGCTCCTTCATAATCAAAGAAGCCAAAGTGTTAGATGGCATCCATTGAGGATATTTGGCTAAATAGTCCAAGACTATCTGACCACTCATTGTGGTTTTGCTTCCGCCCTTTTTTTTTGTTGTTGTCATAGGTTTATTTTAGGTTAGTGAGTTTAGAATCAAATCCGCTTCTTCTTCTCTACGTTTGACCAATCCATCTAAGCCTACATTTTCCCATAATCTTTTGCTTCTTTCTATTTGGTCGGCAATGCCCTCGTAATCCGCTTTTGCCACAAGGTCAACTATTGCCCTCATTTCCTTTCTACTATCGCCATCTAATTTGTTTCCTCTGTTATAAATCATAGAAACCAAAGCACCTCTTGTGTCCTCATTTAACATATCTATCTCTGGGTAAATTGCCTTTGTCATAGCGTAATACTTAGGTAGCGACTTATTAACGAATACATCGTACGCAAAATTGTACGGAATCCTAACTTGTAGTATTTCGCCTCGCATCATTGATTTAACGGCTTCACCTTTTATACCGACTACTTTTCTTAATGCGTGTAAGAAGTTTAAATTTAAGCCATCCCAATCGCTAAAGAATTTATTATCCCTAACCTCACTCAAATTGTATCCTATTCCGATAACTACTCCGTTCTCGGTTAAGATAGGCTTTTGGTATCTGCGTTCATAAACGGCTCTACCTCCAACCTCGTGTTTGATAATTAGTTCAATAGCCTTTTTGGAAATCATATTAGTAGTTTTGGTATGTTGTTTTACCATTAACCCTTATTGCCTTTAATACTTGCTTTCTTTGTTTACCTGTTGACTCATAAGAAACGTGAACCCAATCTGGATTCTTGCTATCGCCAAACTCATATATAAGCTGGTCAAAAACTAAATTGTCTTTAATGTAATCAAATACCATTTTGTTGGTTACACCACTTGTAGAACCATCCATATCAATATCTATTGCCTCACCTGTGCAATGCTGACTGGTTAATGAACCACCAATGCATTTATTGAGTTCTATACTACGATAACCGCTTGATATGTGAATAGGCACTCCAAAGTGTAATCTAACAGGCTCAAATACTTTCTCGGCTAATAACTTAAAGTTCTCAATGTGTAAAGGGATAGGCATATTGCTAATTCCGTTTCTCTTTGCTGATTCGCTACGAATAACCTCGCTTAAATCTAAGTGTGCTGATAGTTTCATAATTTATAAATAAAATAAGTTAAAGCTATTATCCAAAAGATAAAGCCAATAATTAATGCTCGTTTTTCGTTATTCGGCATCTTTCTTTGTTGAGAATTTGTCAATAGTGCTTGAACCCATTGCTGCTATACATATAGCCATAACTGCATCTACAAGTTTGTCGCTGGGTGCTACTTCTAAATGACTAAAAGAATTAGCCAATAAAGTAATACATAAAAACAACGCACTCAATAAAGCTATAACTCTCTTTGTGCTAATTGAACCTCTTTCATCCGATAATAAATTTGCTATCCATTTCATATTACTGTGTTTTAATAAGTACTAATGTCATAAACAATACTAAAGTCCATAACCTATTTATCCCTTTTTCTTTCTCAAAGGCTTCTTTGAACTCTTGGTCGATTCCTGTGGCTGGTTTAGTATTTTGGATATGATATCTGTAAATGTTGATTGTATCTTGCTTTTTACTAATTTGATTAATTGCTGAATCATAATATCTTGTTTTAATTTTTAATGAATCTATTGTCTTGTTATAACCCAAATACAAAGCGTTTATTTCTTTACCTTGCTGAATGGTCATTATAACTACCGAATCTTGTTTAATTTTCCTTATTTGTGGGTATTGCGAATAACTTGAAACTGACACCAGTATCATTACTAACACTATCCAAAGTTGCTTTGACTTCACTTAATTCCGTTTTTAATGTTGTTACCTCTGTTTTTAATTCCTTTATAGTTTCCACCGCCTTTTGTACCAACTCCGCTTCTTTTTTACTCGCCTTAGCTTGTACTTGTACCGACAAATCGTTTGTTTCAGATACTTTATTCATTAACTTTTGGAACTCTATATCTTCTTTTGTTTCCTCGCTTTGGTTTTGAGCCGATGCCGTACAACCCATTAAAAATATAAATAATAAGTATTTCATTACTTAATAGATTGAATTTTACCTAAACTTTCAAGTGTGCTTAACTTAGCCGTTGCAGATGCCAAAGAGGAATCGCATCTCCTTAATGCCACTTGCATAATGTCTACCTTTTCATCTAATTTTTCCACTTTAACACCTTGACTTGTTATCTGGTCTTTAAACGTAGAACGCACATCAATATACAATGCAGATATGCCACATAGAACAATAAATAAAGTAGCTACAACAGGATTTTTTGCGAAGTCCTTGAACGATACAGGTAATGCCATTTTAGAACAATTTTATATAATAACCCAATGAATAATGATTTGTAGTTGCGTTTATCGTAAATAAGCCTTTTTTAGCCGTTTTAAACCCTAAACCAAGTCCTAAGCCTACTTTATTGTCAAATGCCCTTAAATCGCCTAAAACACCCAAATAAACCTCGCTTTTAGGCTTTGGAGTAATTACTTTGGTAATTGTTATAGTCGGTAGGTTAAAATTGGCACTAAAACCTCTGCCTTGTATCTTATTTTGGCTTATTGTATCTTGGATATATGCGTATCCTAATGAATCTATGCGCATAGTATCGGAATAAACCTTTACTTGGTTATAGTCTTTAACGATGGTAATTGTATCGTGAACCTCATCAATATTGTAGATTGTGTCTAAAACGACAAAAGGGATTGATTTCCCTTTGATAAACTTAGTAAAAGTTTTCTGTTGGTAAACTGTGTCGGTATCTATAATAACCGATGGTTGACCTATGTATGAAGATTTGTCCTTTATGAAAAGAAATACAATAATAACCAATATCGCTATTACTATATTCTTGTACATTACTTGAACTTTTTAGTCGCTTTGATGTAATATCTTGCAGCTAAAAGACCAGAAATAATAGCAATCAAACTCGCTATCAAAGAAACTATGGGTTGCACATTCGCAACACTAATAAAGGCGGATGTTCCGCTAACAATAGTTAATAAGTCCGATTGATTGCTATTATGTACCATTACGCTTCAGTTGATTCTTGTGGTGGATTTTGTTCTGCATTTAACTTACCTAAGAACTGCAATAATGGTAAACCATAAGCAGTTGGGATAGTGTTGATAAACGCTTCTAATTCCTTGATTTGTGTTTCGTTAATTGTTATCATAGTTTTTATTTTATATACAAATATAGTTAAATATTCAATTTAATTACGGATTTGTAAAAGGTAACGGCAATACAACAATCGGTGGGTTAACTTGATTCTCTATTTGTTGGTCTAAATTAAGGTCTAAAGCCTCTACATCTAAAGAAGCATCCAACCAACCACAAACGATGTCATAGGTTAAGTCCTCGTAAGGTATAAAGTTAGCAACATCATCCTTTGAGAATGATTGTGCGCCATAGACATTTGCTTGGTATTCTTTCTCGTTGATTGTTTCTTTTGCTAAGCGAGTCCAATGTGCGACAACCACAAAGTCAGTTAAATCACCATCTTGAGGAACGCAGTCTAATTGATTAATGTACCAGTATTTCATATTATTTTATTTTATTTAATTAACCATTGTTCAACATTATCAGAAATGTTTTTCATTTTAATCCAATTAGGCATAGTTGGTTGACCTTTTATAACAGATAGCTTCCCAACTAATCCAACAACACCCCATTCTGGTCTTTGTTCTCTTGGAATATATAATTCATCAGCATTGTAATTAGGATTTAAAGTTCTATACCCATCTTCATCTAAAATATAAGAACCAAAATCATCTTTTAAATATTTACCACTCCATTTGTTCCAAGCAGCATCTCCAATTATTGAAGCATTACCTGAAATTACACCTATAATAACTTCTCCTTTTTCGGCTATTTTAATTTTATTATCTACTAAAGAAACTGACATTCCCCTTCTATCTTCATTGTTAATGTTTCCATCTTCCCATTCAAAATATTCTGCATAGTCAGCACCTCCACCAGTCCAAGCACCATCTGCATAACCATTACCATCACCTTTTAAATCAAATTCTCTATCTGTATTATCTCCGCTATTAGCAAATAAAAAACTATAAGCACTATTTGCTGACCTAACTGCATCAAGCAATAACATATTACTTGTATAACTTGCATTTGTACTTCTAAATATTGTATTTCTATCATTAGCCGTTTGTACAAATTCGTGATATGGGTCTGTTGAACCTCTATATGTTCCTGTATTACTTGCTTTTAAATAACCCCCCGATGTGATTCTCATTTTTTCGGTATCGCTTGTAGTACCTGTGTAGAATCTCATACCGCCTGAATTATCTTGCAATATTCTTCCTGAACTTACTAATGAACCACTTGTATATACAGTCATATATAAACCTGAACCATTAGTAGTAATATTGTTTATATTTACTAATGTATCACCTCCGCTATTTTCTACTTGTAATTTACCTTGTGTTGGACTACTCGTTCCGATTCCAACGTTGCCACCGCTTGTGATACGCATACGTTCAGTTGCATTTGTACCCATAATTATGTTTGCATTCTCATAATTATACAAGTAAGCATCAACATTACCAAAACTTCCTACTATAAATCCATCGCCATTACCTTGACCAGTATTAGCATTTTGAAAAGCCATTAAAGAATTACTGCCATAAACTGCTAATTTAAAATCGCTACCTATTGTACTCGTTCCAATTCCAACGTTACCAGCACCAGTAATACGCATTTTTTCAGTATAAACACCACTACCTAAAGTCCAAAAAGCAATGTTTGATGGTATAGAAGTTGTAGCAGTATCAGCATAAATAATACCTGTTTGACTTGAAGTATCGTATCCTAAACCTATTCCTTTAAATGTAGAACTTTTATCTTTTGTGAATCTTGCAACAATATTCATATTAGTACCAGATACATTAAATCCAGCACCTAATACATCAAGAGGAATTTGTGGAGTATTATTTACACCTAAATATCCATTTACATCATCCCAAATAAAATTTGAACTATTGCTAAAAGTTTGTGTACCATCATAAAATGGTATTCTACCACTAACTCCATTTCCTCTTAAAGTACCAACAGTGTAACTTGAATCAGCAACTAAACTTTGAGATGTTCCATTGATTGTTATTGTTCTACTTGTTGGAACATATCCGCTTAATCCAGAAGGAGTAACATAATCCGTTCCAGCAACCGCCGCTACAATTGTACCACTCGCATTAGTTTTTAACAAAGCAGATGTTACTGATTGTGTTATAGAACCATTAACAGTTAATAATGAAGTTAAAGAAGCTGGATTACCTATTCCAACGAATCCGTTTGCACTATTTATTCTAAAATTCTCTGCTCCAATAGTTATAATTTGGAAATCTCCCTCAGCCGTTAAACTTAATCCACCATCAAAGTTTCTTAAATTAGCAGATAAGTTATTGAACAAAGCTAATCTTACACCATCGGTAGCAGTAAGACCACTTGCAGCATTATGTAACCATAATTGACTTTGAGTGCTATTGTAAATATCTATTCCGTTATTAGGAGTCAATATACCCACACCAAAAGCACCAGATTCAGTAAGTGAAACAAATCCACTTTGATTAAGTAAAGTCAAGTTTCTTGCAGATGCAGTTCCTAATTTAGCCGTTTCTATTGTGTTACCATAAGTAGAATCTATTGCGATTCCTATTCCGTTATAGTTAGAAGCACCTGTTTTGATAAGCAAACCATATCCGCTATTTAAAGCAGCATCAGCACCTATTGTCGCATTAGGTACGCTTGTGTTAACCCCTAATCTATTTGTTGATGCATCGTAAATAAACCCAGCTTCCGATGTGATGCTATTTGTACCATTCCAATAAGCAACTCTACCATCTGCACCACTACCAGTAATATCAGAAGTAATTGTCCAGCTTCTATCAGCACTCAAATCATAAGAAACTCCATTAATACTTAAAGTTCTTGATGTAGGTACACCACCTAAACCACTTAAAGTGTAATTAGGTACGTTTAAAATATTGCTTGAGAAAGTAGCTGCACCACTTGAGCCACTTGTTGTTAAGCTAATTGGTGATTGATAATCCGTATTTGCAACGGCAGCAGTAATTACACCACTTACAGATTTAAGCATTGCATTAGCAACCTTAGATTGATAAATACTACCATCGGCACTATTTACTCTTAGGTTTTCAGCACCTAAAGTAATGATTGAGAAATCACCTTCAGCCGTAATGCTAAACGCACCTTCGTAGTTCCTTAAATTAGCAGCATTAGTGCTAAATAAAGCCAATCTAACACCATCTGTTCCTGTAATGCCAGAGTTAGCCGTATGAAGCCATAAGAAGGCACTTGTGCCATTATAAATGTCTAAGCCTGTATTAGGGTTTAAAATGTTTACCCCTAAATTACCAACCTCTGTTATTGAGATGTAACCGCTTTGGTTTAACAAGGTTAAATTCCTTGCTGGTGCAGTTCCCAACTTTTCAGTTGAGATTAAGTTGCCGTATGTTGAATCAGTACCGAATCCGATACCATTATAGTTTGCGTTGTCATTTTTAAGCAACAAAGAGTAACCGCTATCAGTACCAGCGTTTGCTCCAATAGTCGCATTTGGAACTGAAGTATTAACTCCAAGTCTATTCGTAGAAGCATCGTAGTTAAACGCTGCCTCACTTGTAATGCTTGTAGGACTATTAAAATAAGCAATTTGTGTACTATTTCCTGTTCCTGTAATTGGGTCAGTTATTGTGTTTTGCTTGTTATTAAACGTACTCCAATCTGTTGAACTTAACTTACCAGTATTTGTAGCCGAAGCAATAGGTAGGTTAAAAGTATGCGTAGCTACACTTGAAGATATCCCAAAGTCAGTTCCACTTGTTCCTGTCGCAAAGAATTGGTTTTGTCTTGTAAGGTTATTTAAAGAGATTAATCCTTTTGAGAAAGTAGTAACTACTTGACACAAATGATTATTTTCAGTATGTAAAGTAACTGTTCTACCATCTACGTTTACATAGATTCTAATCGCTATTCTATCTGTAACAGTCAATACGCTTTGAGCAACTGGGATAGCAAAATAGTAAGGGTTAATTACAGTTCCTTCTGTAATGTATTCTGGAACTCCAACGCTTGTACCTATTAAGGTAAAAGTTGTTCCATCATATTTGTAAACCTCTGCATAAACAAAAGGATTTCCTGTATTGTTATTTACACTAAAATAGAACTCGCAATTAAAGTTACCAGCTGGTACTTCTAATAAAGCTGGGTCATTAGCATCGGTTAAGTAACTCGCTACATATCCATTTGAAGATATAACAATATCAGTTCCAGCACCAGCGATAGGTGTTTTACCTAATTGTCTATAAGCAACCCCTCCTATTGTACCTTGACTTACACTTGAGTTAAGATAATAAGAAACCGAACTACCTCCACCTGTTGATGTAGGAAAGTCAGCTAAAGTACCATCTCCTCGTACATATTGAGAAGCATCACCATCTAAAGCAGTTATAACACCGCTATTAGACACTACTGGACCTTGAATATCCCTAATCTTTGCTTCTCCTGTTACTTGTAATTGACTCATAATATTTTATTGAAATAATCCTCTAATATATTCCCCAGCTGCTAATGCTCTACCAAAAGTAAGAACTCCTGTCGCACTCACAAACTTCACATCATCTCCTGTTGGAACTCCTGTTGTTAAAATGTTTTGTGCATCCACACCACCTCTTGAAACGTATAAACAAGCATAACCAATCGTGTCAGCAAAAGTAATTGAAGTTTCTCCACCACTTGCCGTGTAACCTTTTGTTTTAACAGGGTTAGCACCTACGATAATAACACCGCTTGGGTCAACCTCTGTTCCTGTTGTATTGTATGCACCGCTACCTTGTAGGCTTACGTTATATGTAGCCACATCCCTCATAGGAGCATTTATTGATAAACTTGATATATTACAAATTCCATTAATAATTGTTAAACCATCAACTCCGTTATCCACCACAAACTTAATCTCTATTGGTGTTCTTGATAACTGTTTTTCAAGCATAAATAAATAAGAAAAACCACTCAAAATAATCAACCCATCACAGGTTACATTCCAAGTAGCTACATCGTTCTTAAATTCTCTAAACCAAGCACTTGACTGGCTTGTTACCTCTTTTTGGTCTACGCTTACATTAAAAGCACAATTTGTACTACAAGCAAATGCAACATCCACCTCTGGGTCTACATCTGTTCTATGCCAATAAAGCATTACGTTTTTACCATTTACTGCTGCCATATTACAAATTTAATCAATTATCCGAATGTTTCTAATATTTCCCCAGCACCACTTATTCTGTATGCTTGGAAGTAAGTATCTGTTACTAAAACCTTCCACCAAATATTTGCACCATTAAATCCAACAATTAACAATTCACTTTGATAGAAGAAATCTCCAACAGAAGGAACACCAGCTTGTTCTAAATAAACTAAATTACTTGTTAAAGGTGCAGCCAAAGCAGCTTCTTTAGTTACATAACCATTAGACCTAAAGTGTGCAAATCCTGTAACCTCTGTTGGTAAGCTATTACTATCGTAAATAGTAGTCATTGTAGTTTCTACATTCTCTGGGTTAATATCTAATAAAGTAGCCGTAATAACATCATTAGGTAAATCAATTGTTGAATTACCTATTATGTATTTCTTATTATTTACACTTATTTGTGCTGGGTCTAAATCACTTGCCGTTATTCTCATTGCACCGCTAAATCTACCATCAGTTGTTTCCATACTCATAAAAGAAGCATCCAAGTTTATAATGTTTTTATTTAAGCAGTTTGAATATTGCCTAACCACTAACTCACTTAAACTTCTATAAGTATCTGTTAGATATTCTTGCCTGTACCAATTCTTTAAGTTTAATCCACTTGCATCGCTTAAAAATCCTCTATATGAAAAGAATCCATCATTAATATCATTAAATCCTAATGGAAGGTCAATCTCTAAAACATATTCGTTTGAATCGTTGATAAAACTCTCTGTTGTTACTTGCTTAAAATATGTTTCAACAGTTAATTGAAAGTTACTTGCCTCAATTGAACCAACAGTTGATTTCCAATAAGGTGCTGGAGTAGAGCATAAAATTAACTCAATAGTTAAATCACCGCCTATTGGTAACAAAGGCATAATCAATTCTAAATTTACTTTAGGGTCTGTTGAACTAAATGGATAAAAATAATAATGGTCATTAAAAGTTGTATTTACCCATTGTTTATTGTTATCTAAAAATACAGAACTAACTCCATCATCAACTAATATTTTAAGAATAAATAAAGCATCTGGTCCACTTGCTGGTACTCCTAATCCAGCTACATCCATAGTTAACTTTAATACATCACTTGTGTTTACTTTTGGTAAATTTATTGGTCTAACCAATGCAGTATATGGACTTGAAATAGAATACTGCATAATAAAAGAATTATATCTTTTTTCTGGATATGACTTTACATAAATTATTCCATCAACAAATCTTTCCTCATCCCAAGAAAATGCATTACTTACTAATGGGCTTACAAATTCGTAATTCTTTAAATCCCAGTTAGTAATGTAGTTACTCGGATATTCAATTACTTTATCAAATCTAATCTTATTAAAACCCTTTTTAATTAATTTAAATTGACTATTATCTACAAAGTATAAACCGCTTGTATTTGAGGTAAATCCTTCAATGTTTCCTGTTGATTCATAGATTGCATCATCAAATACTGTTCCATTACTATTATAAATAGTAACATAATAAGATTCTTGTGCAAATTGAGTTAAAGGAACAATGTAAAAGTTTCCCTTAGCTTGGAATAATCTTGAACCAAATGACCTAACAATCTTTGTTAATACATCAAGACAATTCGTTGCATTTTGGTTATCATCAATAAAAGTTGCATAATTTATGTATGATTGCCCTAATGTATCAGCACTTGGGTCATCTATTCTATTATCCATTCCATCAGCATAAAAACTTACACCACTTACAATATCATAATCTAAAGGATATTCTAATTTTAATAAAGCAGTCTTTATGTAAAAAATAGCCGTAAAGATATCAACTAATGTTGTATCATCAGTTATAAAAAAAGGTATTCTTTCTAATATACCTAATCCATCAATAGCATTAAAAGCTAATTGTTTTCGACCTGTTGAAAAAACATATTGAACATTGTCGCTTAGTATCCATCCTTGCCAATCTATATTAGCACCACTTAAAACTCTTACAAAATACTTTCTATCATTCAATGTTGTAAAGTCTGGCATATTTGCCACATCATCAGTAACATCAATTGCAACACTTAAAGTACTTACATAAATAGGTTCAAAAGTATCATCTGAACGTGGTACATATTGTATTTGTAAATTAATACAAGGATATTCTATTATCTCTCCATCGTAACCATCCTCATAAATATTTACTACACTTGTAACATCTGATTTTGTTGCTGCCGTGATTCTATATTTTATTTCGTATGCCATTAACCCCTAATTATATTTAATGAAGAATTAGACCTTTGCATTGCTAAAACTAAGTCTTGTCCTCTTAATACAAATTGACCATTAGAATTAACACTATTTGTCATATTTCCTGTATTAAACGAGGTTGGTTTAGTTTGACCTAAATTAGTTGGTGCTAAATTTCTTGCAGCACCAAATGCAGAACTTAACGCACCTGTGGCAGCAAAAAGACCTTTCAATGCTGGGAAGGCTTCTAATATAGCTTGGAATATTAATGCTTGAATAACGGCAGCAGCTATTTGTTTACCTATATTAGCAAACATATCCCCAATGGCTTCTAATGGCTTTTGACCAGTTTGCATAGCTTCATACATTCCCATTAATGAATTTGTTACACTACCAGAGATTGTATCTGCAAAATTTGTATATGACTTTCTTAAATCATCAATTCTCTTTTTTTCCGCTTCATCCGCATCAATAGCACTTTTATCTTTTTTAAATAAACCTTGCATATATGCACCAAAACCACCGCTTTTTTGTGTTGATTCTAATAAATCTTTAGCTTGTTTTTCAAAATATGCTTTTCTTTTATCATCTTTTGCTTTTTGTTCAGATGGTAATTCAAATAAATCTAAAGGCTCTAATCCTATTGATTTCATTTTCTCCCTAAGAGCCTTCATTTTAGCTAACTCTAAATTAAGTTGCTTATTTTCTTCTCTTGCGTAGTTTACAATAGGAGAAGGACCTTTTTTTGGGTCTGGAGTTTCAAATTCACTTACCGCTTTTACAAATTCTTTATTTTTTAATTCTGCTTGTGCAATAAGTTTGTCAAGTGTTTCTAATTCAGCATCATACTTAATTCCAACACGCATTTTTTCTGCACTAACTCTTACTGCTTTAGGGAAACCAAATATAGATTCTAATTTTTCAGCTTCTTTTAGTTCAGCATTGCGTTGTGCTAATAATTGTTTACGCTTTACTTGTAATTGCTTTAATTGGTCTTCATTATTAGCTTCTTTACCAATAGCTAATTCTTGTAATGATGCTAAGTTTACTAAACTTGTGTAGTATGCTCTATCTTGACCTAATTTAGCATTTTGTATATCAGCATTTTTTGTATATAAGTCTTGTAAGGATTTTAATGCAGTTTTAGCAGCAGTTTGGTCTTTTCCAACAATTACATCAACTAAATTAATACCTTTTGACCTATTAGCTTGTGCTTCTCCAGCAACCTTATAAACATCAGCATTAAGTTTATTTAATTCTTCTCTAAACTTTTTTAATTCATCTGTTGGACCTTTAAAGAAATCAGCTATTTCTTTACTATATGTAACCGCCAAAGAAGATACAACACCTAAAGCAAGACCAATACCAGCTGGACCAGTTAATCCTGCAACCATTGATTTTAATGCTTGTGATGAACTTCCGCTTTCTTTTGATAATCTTTGAAATGATTCTAATAAAGGGTTTAAGTTATTTGCAATACCTATAAATCCATAAGGAGCATCTTGTGCAACCCTTGATAAGTTTGATAAAGCATTTGTAGCATCGGCAGTTGGTCTACCAATTGTATTCATCTTTTGATTCAAAGATGTAATTGTGCCATTTAGATTCTTTATTTGAGTATTCAAATAATTAATCTCTCCAACGTTAGTAGCTTTCTTTAAGGCTGCTTCAAATTGTTTTAATAGATTTTGTGCTTTTTGTAACGAACCTTCAAAGTCAGTAGTATTAGCACCAATATTAATATTTAAATCTATAATTTCTGCCATCTTTATTAGTTTGCTCCGTACAATTTAAGTGTCCTTGCCAATTGTTCATCCGTTATCATCACTCTTTCTACATCATTATCTATATCATCTAACTCTGGTATACTCCAAAAAGCCTTCATACTTTTAGGAGTTTTCTCGGTTGTGGAACTTAAGTATACAATATAGGCAAGGTTTCTTGTCCTTGCCCATTCGTTTAACTCGTTTCTTTCCTTACCTAAAACGATAATGGAAAAGTCCTTCCAAGTCATATCCCAAAATTCATTTGGTCTTATCCCACATTCAGCAGCTTTAACTAAGATATCATCCCAGCTTAGCTTTGTTAGGCTTTTTTTTTTCTTCTTCTTTCTTTACACCTGTAATGGTGTGGACTGTACTTTCAACGACATATTTTAAATAGTCAATTATTTGACCTTCTTCGCTAAAAATAGAACCCACTTCATCTATCCATTCACAAGCATCATCAATTGTATATATTACTTCATCTTTCTTGCTTACACAAACAGATTTGTAACCAATATAAACAAGCTGAACTATAATGTCCAAACTTGTTTGAGCCGTTGAAAGAACTTTAAAGTACTCATCAATACCGATATTGTTTTGTTTAGTAAACTCACGCATTGACCAAGTACCCCACTTTAGGTGGATTGTGTTGTTGTTAGTCTTTAATTCGAACATAGTTTTTTATTTTAATTAAACTCCAGTTTCAGTTTGAGTGATAGGAGGTACACTTACAACGAAAGTTGCAGTAAACTTCACATCATCTTTATCAGCAGCATTAACATTAAAGTTGCTAATAAATACTAATTGACCAGCACCACCATAAGTGATATCACCAGCAACTGGAACGGCTTTACCCATTTTAATTGCAAACAAAGTTTGTGCAGCGTGAGCAGTATACAATTGTTGGTAACTATCTTTAGAAGGAGTACCAGTTTCATCAATCGCAAATCCTTCACACTCGAAAGATTGGTTAAAAGATTGATTTGGAGTATATTGGTCTCCACACTTAGAAGTTGCATCAATTGTTCCTAAAGTTGATGTCAAAGAGTTGGTAGTCAAACAAGCAACAGGCTTGAATGTTCCATCATTGTTAATGTCAGCTAAGAGGATATAATCTCTACCGCTTACTTTTGTTTCTGCCATTTTATTTAATTTTAATTTTGAGTTATGGTTATGTTATATGTTATTAATACTCTAAAAACGTTATCTAAAGGGTTTAAGCCATCTAAGTTTCTAATGCTTTCTACACTTAAACTTGAAGCAGTAAACCCATTTGATAGGGTTATAACTGAATCCGAGTTTATATCATCCAACACTAAATCGCTTATAGTTTCAGCACGTTTATATCCAAAGTTAGCATTTTTTGTAATAATATCAACTACGATTGAAATACTATTTGTATATCCAGCTTTGCCTTGTTCTTGACTTGATGTTCTACCAGTCATAACAATATACTCATCACCAGCACCCTCTGGAGCAAAACCATCGTAAACAACTAATCCACTTGCACTTGTCAAGTTTGTATAAAACCACTTTTTTATCTCAATATTAGGATTTAACATTCTTCATTACGTTTAATATGTTCTTAATCAATTTAGGCTTTTCTGTTTCAAAAGAAGGTATTAAGAAAGGTTGTGGACTTAATCCATTTTTAAGGATTTTAAGAGCCATATAAAAAGCGTGTCTTTTAGCACCTTCTCCAGCTTGAATGTATCCTTTTCTTATTCCCCATTTCATTAAAGCCTCAACCATATCATCTAATTTTCCACCTTTTCTGCCTTTAAACGAACCAGCTAACTCCTCATATCCAGCTGGAATACTTACTTTACCACCTGTGCCAAATTCTACATAAGCAGCATAAGAAGCCTTTGCACCAACAGTAAAAACAATTCCTTTCTCAACCTTTTGTTCTTTTAAGTAGATGCTATTCCTTAAAGTTCCAAAGTTTACAGGTGCTAATCTCTTTGCTCCACTTTGTATATTTAATGCCGAAGCATTTATTTCATCCTTTACCCCTTGTTGCACTTTAGCATCTAAAGTATCAAGTTTCTTAAGAACATCCGACAAATTACCTATGTCAAAAGTAAACCCAGCCATTATTTGTAAATTATTAACTCCAAGAACCTATTTTGGTTCTCAACGTTCTTAATAGAATGTATCGTATATCTTGAACCTTCAACATCAACCTCGTAGGAATTGTTTATGTTAACTCCAAAACGAATGTAAAGCCTGTTTCTTTGGTCGAACTGCAATTCCGAGTCATCTATCTCACGATTTTGATTATCTGGTCTTAAATCACCCCAAACTGTGCTTTGTAGGGCAAATGTGGTAATGAACCCACCTTGACCATCACTTGTCCTTGTTGGAGCATAGATTAAGACCTCACGAGTCATCGTGTTGGCATCAACGTAGTTTGCTTTCGCTTTTCCTAACTTCATATTATAAAATTGGGCTTATTCTTGTCCATCTTTGACACGCTTTCCAAGATTTCTCACAAATACCAGAATCGCCATCTAATCCTCTATTTTCGTAGTCATAAGAGATTTGGTCTAATATAGCTAATTTAAGGTCTTTAGGAATAGTTGTATATCCAGCCTCATAAGTAGCCTTTAAGTTGGCATATCTTGGTGAAGATAGTTTAGGGAACTCATTACCTATCAATTGTAGGTTTGGTGTCGTAATCTCTAAAGCATCTTGCTCCATATCAAACAACTCAAACGTATCAATGTCAACTGGTCCAAATGGAATGTCAAAATTACCACTTACGTTGTTAAAGTAAGTAGTTATGTCTTTTGGTATCAAACTCAATCCTGTTGCCACTTCGATAGCTTCTCTTGCTTGTGTAATCATCAAAGTAATCAAAGTATCTTCAGCACTTGTTGTAACACGGCAATATAATTTTGCTTCCGCTAATGTAACTGGCTCTACTATTGGTGCGATAGGAACGGCACTAAAGTCATTAATATAATTAGAATAAGACATATCCTTTTTTTACAAAATTACTTAATTTATTCCAATAAAAAACCCCCACCGAATTGGTGAGGGTCATTTATTTACTAATCCTTAAGATTAACCTACGTTACCCATATCAGCAAAGATTGCAGATGTAGTCAACATTAAGTTAATGTCTTCGTAACACTCAATACGAGCAGTTACCAAGTTCTTTTGGAAGTTATCTCCATTCTCATAAGAGAACTCGATAGCTAAACCTTCAACTTCAACTCTCTCTAAGTAGCTATTGTCAAAGATTAATACTTTGTCATCAGTTACCCAAGATGCAGATACAACTGGAACACCCCAGATTGTAATACCACCATTAGGGTTTACTACAACACTACCAGCACCAGCATAGTAACCAGCAGCAATAGTTGCTTTCAATAAGCGACCCATTTGCGTTTGAGATACTAAAGCATAAGAAGGAACAAAGTTCGCAGTCTTTTGGTTAGCGATGTAGTCTACTAATTGTAACAAATCGTTAGTTTCAGCAGTTGTAGTTGAACCTGTTGCAGCACCAGATACAGTAGAGAAAAACGCAGCGTTCTCAGCCTTGAAGAAATCTCTTTGTAACATTCTTGGTAAAGTTTGAGTCAAGAAAGGTAATGACTTCAACATTTGCTTAGAGAAAGTAGAGAAACCAGCAAGGTAGTCATTTACAACTTTAACTTCAGTTAAAGAGTAGTTGTTCTCACCTTTATCACTTCCTTCAGTTTGAGCAGCAATGTTGTTAGTCAAACCAGCGTTCTCACGATAGTAAACATACAATCCAGTCTCACTTCTAACAGTAGGGATTAAATCTCTAAAGTTTAAACTTTGTGCTGGTTGGATAGCTGGGTTCGGAGCATAAGATGCTTGAGAATCACCAGTTAAGTTACCACTTAAAGTCATTGTCTTAACATCAGATAAATCCAAACGGAACTTACCATTAGTCTTCAAAGACTTCTCCATTGCATCGAAATTACCATCTAATTTCTCCATAATAACTTCATCCATAAACTTAACTTCTTTCTTAGCTGCTTTCTTTTGTGTAGCTAATTGAGAGTCGATTTGCTTTTGTAACTCATCTTTTACAACAGTTACTTGTGCAGACACTTCTTTGATTTGTGCTTCTGCATTAGCTTGAAAACCTTTAAGGTTCTCAGCCATTTCGTTGATTAAATTTTCCATTTTTACTTTTTAAATAGATTGTTAAATTGCTTAATTGCCTTTAATACTTCTTCATTATTCTTTTCTTCAACTTCTGGTGTCGGCTCAATTGATGGCTCGGATTGAGTGATTGTTTCAGTAATTTCCAAACTTAATAATTCAGCTTGTATTTGTTTTATTTGAATCTCCATCAAAGCAAAGGTGTCATCTGTGAATGTACCACCTCTAAATGCCTTGATTAAGTTTTCTAATCTTATTGATAAGTTTTCTTTAGTTTCTTTGAACTCACCCTTGAAACCCAATGTTGGAGTTTCAGGATTAGCACCCCAAAGAACCGCTGAACCTTCATATAGTTTTAATTCTGTAATTGTACGCACACCAGTCTTTTGGTTTACATCCGACTTTAACGTACTAAAACCGATTGAGTGTTGATTGATTAAACCAGCTTCATATAACTTGATAGCATCTTCGCCACATTCAGTTTCTATTAAGTCAGTAACCG